TCAATGGTCGCAAGTGGTACAAGTTCATCAACCAGGATCCGGACTTCTCATTCCTTTCCGGGACGTATTCCGATGACGATGTCCTGCACTTCATGGAGCTCACCCTGGACGGCATCCGGGGAGTGAATCCTATACTCTACAATGCCGCCGCGATTGGCAAATCTATCGCTACCGAAAAGTTCGCAGGAGAGTTCTATAAGCGGGGGGGCAACCTCCGGGGAGTCCTTGAGATGGATAACTCTATGACGGAAACGGCAAGGGCGAAGTTCCTTTCATCGTTCAAGGTAAGCGAGAACTTCGGGACCCCGCTTTTGGAATACGGCATTAAGTACAAGCAACTCTCGATTGACCCCGTAGCGGCGCAGTTGGTCCAGTCGGAGACCTTCTCCCTCCAGGACATCTGCCGAATCCTTAATGTACCGCCGCACATGATCGCGGAACTTTCACACGCGACCTTCAGCAATATCGAGCACCAGACGATCCAGTTTGTCCAGTACAGCCTCCGGCCGATCATCAAGCGGATTGAGGAGGAACTTGAGACGAAACTCTTTGACTCCCGCGAAATCGGCCAGTATGACGTCAAGTTCGTCCTGGACGGCCTTCTCCGTGGAGACACGCAGGCGAGATCCGCCTACTACCACAACGCAATACTCGACGGTTACATGAGCCGGAACGAGGTGCGCGAGCTGGAGGGGCTTGAGCACAAGGAAGGACTTGACGTGATGCTCTATCCGCTGAACAGCGGGGAAGTTGGAAAAGACAACAACGCAAAATCTGAAGACAATGGATAAAGTGAATTTCAGACAGGTCACGCCGGAGATCCGGCAGACCGACGAGCAGAAGGCGCAGCGGAAGGTTACTTTCGTCGCGTCGGATTCGACCAGGGACAGTGCCGGAACAGTCCTCAATCAGAAAGGCTGGGATCTCCGTCGGTTCAACGCGAACGGCATCATCGGATACCAGCACAAGGTCTACGGCGGCTGGGACGACACGGACAATCCTGACAACGTCATCGGCAAGGGCTTCGCCTATGTCGATGATGACAAGCTGATGGTTGACGTAGAGTTCGAGCCGGCTGAAATCAATCCTCTTGCCGAAAAGATCTATCAGAAGATTCTCTTCGGCTCCCTGAAAGCTGTATCAGTCGGGTTCCTACCCATCGGAAAAGGAGCATGGGGGAAAGGAGACGAAGCGATCGGCGAGAAGAACGAGACGTATTACTACGCCGGGCAGGAACTCCTGGAGGTTTCCGTCGTCAACATTCCCGCGAATCCCAATGCGTTGAAAAAGTCCTTCATAGCCGAGGCGCAGGAGGAGGAGCAGCGCCGGATCCGCGAGGAGGCTATCACAGAGGATACCACCGACATCGATGATGGAACGGTCTCCACTGATCCGGAAGACAACAGCGCAGCGACACGTGCTGCGTTTGATCTGGAAGTACAACTGGCAAGGGCAGCCTTGCTTTAATCAATAACTTAATATTTATCGAAATGCGTAAAATTGCTGAAATCCGTCAGGATCTGAGTGCTGCGATCGAAAGGGTACGTAACATCGACCGCAACGACATTGAGGCAATGGAAAAGGCTACCGAGGAAATCCGTAAATTCACCACGGAGCTGAACCTTGCCAACGAAGCAGAGGCTGCCGAGCAGCGTCTGGCTGACCAGAGGCTTGACCGCGCTGAAAGGATAGCCGGTCGCCGCTTTTCCTATGTGAAGTTTATCCGTGAGGCCGTCGAAAGGATGACCTCCGGAACCGGTGGCTTCACCGGCCTTGAGAAAGAGGTCGCCGAGATGGGTGCCGAAGAAGCACGCCGTCTGGGTGTTGAGGTCAAGGGATTTGCCCTTCCTTCCGCAGTTCTCCGTTCCACCGGCCAGAACTACACCACCGCTGCTGATGGTGGCAACCTCATCGAGACAATGGCCCCGCGTTACCTTGAGAGCCTGAAGCAGAAGCTCGTCCTCACCAAGCTCGGCGCGACCTTCCTCTCCGACCTTGTCGGAACCGTTCCTCTCATTTCGTCCAGCGACATCACCGCCGCGTGGGCTGGAGAAGGTGCAACGGCAACCGTAACCAAGGCGGAATACGCCAAGGCAACGATGACCCCGCATCGTAACTATACCCGCGTCGCAGTCACCAAGGACCTGCTCCGTCAGACCTCTTTCGACGTTGAGGCCGATCTCATCGACAAGATGACGACGGCTCACGCCGTCCTCCTGGAGACCGCCGCAATCGCGGGCACCGGCTCCGCCAACCAGCCGACAGGCATCCTGAATACGACCGGCATCGGCGATGTCGCCATGGGTACCAACGGCGACGTGATCTCATGGGCGAAGGTTGTCGAGCTGGAGACCAAGGTCAATGCCGAGAATGCCAACCGCGGCAATCTGGCATACCTTTCCAACGCGAAGGTCAACGGTGCGCTCAAGACCACCGAGAAGGCAAACGGAAGCGGTCGCTTCATCCTTGAGGAAACCGCCGGCAATCGCCTGAACGGTTATCCGTTCGAGTGGAGCAACCTGGTTCCCTCCAACTTGACGAAGGGCACCGGTACCGGACTCTCTGCTGTAATCTTCGGTAACTTCAAGGACCTCTACATCGGCCAGTGGGGCGGTGTCGATCTCGTTATCAACCCGTTCTCCAAGGACGCCGAGGCCGAGATCCTGATCACCATGCACGTCTGGAACGACGTGAAGGTTGCCGAGCCGAAGAGCTTTGCCGCGATTAAAGACGTTAAGACGGCCTAATCATGCTGACGCGCGAAACCCTCTGGTCGGCATCCCGTCCGACACTTGGCGAGTTCAAGTCCCACATCCGGATCACGTCCAGTGATCTGGATGGGGAACTTCGTGACAAGCTCAACGCCGCGATCAACGCGGCGGAGAACGAGATCGGCCAGATCATCGCGCCGTCGCGCTTTACCTTCTCCGGGAAATTCTCTGCATCCGTCGCCGTGCCCGGTCCGGTCCAGGCGATCGAATCGGTCACGGTGGACGGGGAGGAGGTCTCCGCCGAAGACATGGATGTCGAAGAGTTCTGCATCCGGTTTCCTGAATCCGTTTCTGGATCCCGTGCGAAAATTGTTTTTCGCGCCGGCCCGCAAGGTGAACTCGCATACGACATCCGCGCCGCAATCCTGCTGCATGCAGCCGCGCTCTTTAACAATCCGGTCGATTCCGTGGAGACCCTGCCGAAGGCATCCACGAACCTGCTTCGGCCATATAGGAGGTTTGTAAATGGAGAATAAGATCAACATCGGCGAGTTCGACACTCTTGTAGTGCTCTATTCGGTCGTCAAGACGAAAGGGAGCCAGGGCGAGATTGTTTCGACCTTCACGGAGCACTCAAGGGTCTTTGCCCGGATCTCCTCGAATGTCGGGGAATACATCGTCAACGAGAACCTTGAGCAGTCGGTGGATCTCCAGATAGCCATTTACAAAGTTTCCGCGTTGGATACCCGCTGGCGGGTCAAGGTCGCGGATCACATGTACGAGATTACGGCCATTGATCCGGTCAGCCGCGTTTCCCCGGTGTGCGAACTGTCACTTCATGCGATAGACTGAAATGGTTACGTATGAGGTTGAGGGATTAAAGGAAGCCCTCTCCGCGATTGACGATGCGCCGGCCCGGCTCAAGAAAATCGTTGACAAGGCTTTCAAGGATGGAGGAAAGGCGGCATCACGGTCCGTCCGGCAAAAGACCCCGAAGCGCTGGAAGAAGTTGGTCCGTTACAAGGTTGAGAAGTCCCTGCGTGGAAATACATCGGCTTTGATCGGATACTTCAACAGCTCGAGGGGGACGCGAGGAAAGAAAGAGATGCCGGACTGGTTCAAGGCGTATTGGAAGAACTATGGAACCCTGTCGCACAGGGATCCCTCGCATAAGTTCGACAATCCAATCAAGCCACATGTCAAGCGGCGGAATAATGTCGGACAATATCCGGAGCACTTCTTTGAGGCAGCGATGGAAAGGATGGAGGACGCATTCATGCAGAAAGTTGAGGAAGTCCTGAAAGCAAATGAAGATCAGATATTATCGAAATGACAGACACGTTGCGTGAAAAACTGACGGAGATCATCGATCCGATTGTTCCGGTCACACTCTCGGAAAGTGAGACGGGGGACTACCCCTACTGCACATATGAGATGACGACCGTTCCGACCTATGCAAAGGATATGATCGTCCGGTACACGGGCACGACTAACATCTACATTGCGAGCAAGATCTTCGAGGAAGCGGACAGAATAGGCGCACAGGTGGCGGAAGCCATCGAGGAAGGATTCCATTCGGATAAATACGGATCACGCCTTACGGGCGTAACGAAGGATTGCTTCGAGGGCGTCTGGGTGATTACAATGAACTACACACTTATTCAGAAATTATAATGGAAGGCTATAATTTTGGTATTAAGATCGGCGGCAAGCTGGTGCTTGCCAGAACCGATGAAAGCGTCCAGATAGAGGCGCGGATTAAGGAAAGCATCACGAAGGATGACGAAGGCAATACCCGTCGGTCCGTCTCCGGGCACGATGTGACCTTTAATATCTCGAACTTCCTTCGGGTCAACGAGAGCGGATCTACCGAAAAGCTAGACCGTGACGATGTCATGGACATGGTCATGGCAGTTGGCGACCAGGCAGAGTTCGACATCGTCTACCAGGCTACCGGCCTCGACAGCTACGGCGGCAAGGGGATCATCTCCAACTATTCAGAGAACCATGGCGCGGACGCGGATAACGAGCCGACGGGAAGCATCACCGTTCAGAGCTCCGGCGCATTCGCCAAGATAACCTCACAGAGCAACCCGTAGTATGCAGAAGGACTATATCATACTATCCGGGAAGCGCTATCGCGTTGAGGTCAACTGGAACGCCATGCTCGACTTTGCCGAGCAGCGCGGTCTGAAGAACATCGGCGAACTTATGGACGTGAACGAGATCGACAAAGACAACGTAGCTGATCTATGCGCAGCCGGCATCCGCGAAGGCGAACGCCTGGAAGGACGGGAATGCCGGATTACAGGAAAGGACGTGGCAGAGCAGATCGCTCCCCGCGAAATGATGCGCTTCGTCGGTATCTATGTCTCCCACATCTCTCCGAAACTCCCAGAAGAGGGAGGCGACGGAGAGGAAAAGGAGCGGCCCTAAAGCGGCCCTTTTCATCGGCCAGGTACGGGGCTGGGCCTTTGCCCGGCTCCATCTGTCCCGGAGTGATTTTTATCAGATGCGTCCGGGGGAGTTCTGGGAGGCAATCGCCATGTGGTCGGAAGACACGGGAGCAGACCGGAAGCACATCGGAGAACTGGTAAGGGGGGCGGCATTCAATCTTTGGAATATCCAGGTAGATAAGAAGCATCGGTTCAAGGACCCGGCTAAATGGTGGCCGATGCCTTGGGACATCAAGAAGAAAGACGAATCGGTTGAACATCTTAACAACATGACGGATGAGGAGCGGGCGGCGGATGCGTCCAGATTCCTCAAGGAAACAGGCTGGAAACCATGAGCGCGAAAGATCCTAATATGAAATACCGGATCGGGGCCGAGACCTCCGATTTTGAGAAAGGGACCGCAAGGGTCAAGCAGGGTCTTAAAGACCTTGACAAGACCAATTCGTCGGTCCTTTCCTCCATCGGGGAAGCCTTTGGCGTCAACACCGGCAAGATAGAGCAGATGACGTCATCCATCCGCGGACTGGGTCAGCAGATGTCTCAGTCTGCGAATACCGGCGTATCTGCCTTTGGTAAGCTTTTGCGTTCCATCACTCCGCTCGGTGGGGCTATTGCTGGAATAGGGATCGGGGCGGCAATCGCAGGATTCAAGTCTTTGGCTGCCGAGGCCGAAAATTTCAAAAACACCGTCGCTGGTGCAAATATAGAAATGGCAACAGCGGCATACATCGACACATATAAGCAGGTTCTACACGACCTCAATAACGAAACCGGTAGAGCCGTAGCGGAGACGCAAAGCAGGTGGAAGAAGTTTTTTGGAACACTTGGCGCGACGGCAAAGGAATACTTCCGGTCCGGAGCCTTTGGTGAGGCAGGCGGTCCCGGAGGGGCCGGAACACAAGCATTTTTGGAAAACACGCAGAAGGCCGCAGAATCGGCAAGGACCGCATCGCAGCTTTCTAATGAAATATACCAGCTTGAAAGAAAGAGATCCGATAATACGCGCCTTGTCGCTCAATTAAACTACGAGATTGCCGAGCAGATGAGGATCGCGAAGGAGCAGGGAACGAGCACGGAGGAAAAAGAAGCGGCAAGAGCAAAGGCCCTGGACCTCGTCAATCAGAAATATAGCATCCTTCTGCCGATCGAGAACGCGATCGCCGAAAAGATGGATGAGATGAATGCGCTGGCCGAATCATCTCCGGCACAGATTGACGCGGCAAATGCACAGGCAGTTAAAGCCCTGGACTTGGCCAAGCAGCAGGAACAGGAGATCCGTGCAATAAACCGACTGACGGGGAGCATAACGAACAATATCAAGGCAGGGAATGATGAGCAAAAGGCGGCTCTTGAGGCTCAAAAACGCATGGCGGAGAGTCAGGCTTTCTGGGCCACGACACTTTCCGGACTACCAACATCCATCTCTGGGGGCAGCGTCACGGTTCCAACGAAGCTGGGACTTCCGCCTCGGACGGAGTTAGACAACTACAAGCAGCTTGTATACGCCTACTTTAAGGATGCCGGTCTGATTGTCGATATAGGTTTTCGTGCAGACACCTCGAGGATCTACGACATCACGAACGAGGTGCAGTCTATGATGGAGAATTTTGTCGATACAACCGGAAATGCGCTCGGTTCACTTGTCGGTGATCTCTTGAGTGGCGGGGATGCCTGGGGTACTTTCGGCAATGCGGCTCTCTCCGCTATGGGTGACATGGCGCAAGCTGTTGGCAAGATTGCAATAAAGACCGGAATTGCTGCTCTGGGTATTGAGGCCTCGCTGAAGAGCCCCGGCGCTGGCTGGACGGCTATCGCGGCAGGTACGGCCCTCGTGGCCCTGGGCGCTGCCGTCAAGGCCGGTCTCTCCAACGTAGCGAGCGGCAACTACGGGGCATCGACCAACGTGGCATCCTCGTCCTACTCATCGGGCAACAGCGACTACGCGGGACGGGAGATTACCGTCAAGGTGGGCGGCACCCTGGAGGCCGACGGCAACAAGCTGATTGCCGTCATAAACAATACGAACAAGAGGAACTATTATACAACGGGAGGATAGTGCATGGCTTACGGGCAGAAATATCTATTCCGGTGGGATTCGATTTACCAGGTCGAGTACCGGATAGTCATTCTTCAGGACGGTTACACGGGCTCGGTTATACAGCGCCCTCTCGGTGGAGCTCCCGTCCTCAAGATGCAGCAGAACGACTGCGTCAAGGGCACATCCCTTGAATGGAAGGCAGAGTGCCGCGTGGATGGGGAATTTGCAGAGCTCTATACGTCATCCCCCAAGGAGTTCGCCGTCGAGCTCTACCGGGCAGGCACGAAGATCTGGACGGGATTCATCACGCCGGAACTCTATTCAGAGCCGGACATCGCGCCGCCTTATGACGTGAACATCGTCGCAACAGACGGCCTTGGAGAGCTCAAACTCTACAATTACACGAAGATTGGTCAGCAGTCTATCCGCTCCATCCTTCAGACGATCCTTTCCCATACGGGACAGGATAATGAGATCTATTATGTATCGCAGCTTCGGACTGCGACTGTGACTGACATAGACTTCCTTCGCCTTATTGAGACCGATCTGGATTTCGAGGAGGGGAAGAGCTGTTACGATGTGCTTCAGTCAATCCTGACAACCCTTCACGCGACAATCACCCTTTATCGTGGGAAATGGCTTATCGTCAGGGAAACCGACTTCCAGGTGACGGGCACCGCGGTCCGTGCAATCGCAGCAGGCACCAGGGCACAGTCGAGTGAGACGACCCTGACGGACGCCGTCTACTCTATCGGTCAGATGGGCGTTGCAGATATGTGGCCGGTTGGCTATTCTTCGACGAAGATCGTGCCTGCCAAAAAGCGGGTTATCGTTGAGGCACCATGGCATACGGTGAATGGTATTGTCAATGCGGATTTTTCGCAGGGCACGTCAGGATGGATCCTTCCTACCAGCCCGAAGGGAGAGACGTCCGTCCTTGATACGAGCATTCCTGCGATGCTGCTTGGACCTACATTCAATGCGCAGACTGGTCTGCCTTTCGGTAAATTCGACCCTACGAGCATAGTCCAGGAAATAGACTTTTCGCCGCTATCGGAAGTTATGGCTCTTGAGATCAAGGCTTCCGGATATTATGGCGGCAGCACAGGGAAAGCCGATCGTGTTCTTGAAGTAAGGATCCTTTTCACCGATCTTAACGATAATGTCTATTATCTGGAACCCGGCCCGGGACAGTCGGGCCTTACCTGGGTTGCAACGGAATCTGAAGGTCGCGCTATTTCTGCTTTGCTGTCGTCAGATACGACACAGATAGAGTCGGCGGATACGGTCTCTGTCAACATTCCCAGTTTCCCTTATGAGCTTTCCGGAACGCTCCGGATTGAGATCTACGGGCAAGGCGCATACGTCCTTGGATCAAGTCTGACGGCGGCCCTCCCGAAGGGCTATCGGGATACGATCAATATTCAGAACGGGGCCAGGGGCGAAGATGATTCCGTCGAGATCTACGTCGGAAAGGAAACGGCGGACATCCGGGGTTTGATTCCGTTCCTGGGAGGAATCCTGATCTATAACAATGCCGTTATTTCGTCGTTCTCTGACGGCAATTTCAGCGACCTTGACTTCCTTGCTCTTACTTCGCGGGGATATGCGCTCTCTGTTGCACTTCCGCGCCTTTCGACGACGGGCCACTTCAATATGCCGGCATCGAAGATCCACGCGCCGCTGCTGCTTGATCACAACGGAATCACCATGGCGGTCCAGACCTATTCCTGGAATCTCGATGAGGAAGAACTTGATCTGGAGGCTTTGAGTCTTCCGGCGGCAACTCTGACAGTTGAGGATGAGACAGTCGAATCGATGGGAGACGCGGAAATCAGCCAGACCGGAAGCTCGACATCGGCATCCGGCGGCGGCTCCACCGAAGGGGCTGTCAAGTCGGTAGGGGTCAACGGCAATACCTACAACCCGAACAGCGCGGGAAAAGTGACCCTGCCGGACTATCCGACGGTACCCAGCGACATTGCGACGCAGACCTGGGTAAATAACCAGGGATTCATCACGTCGATTTCATCGTCTGACATCATTAATGCTCTCGGATTCACTCCGGCCTCGCAGTCCGGACTGAATGAACTTGGCGCAAGGATCAGCAGCTTGCGTTCGGACTTCAACGACCTGGATGAGACAGTAACCGGGACGGACGGTGTCCTGGATCGCCTCGATGCGCTGGAGCAGGGCGGAGGTGGCGGTGGCGGCTCCGTTGTCAGTTGGGGAACGCAGGGCACAACATCGAACACCATCAATCTGACGGTTAACGGCACGACGAAGACACTGGTCCAGAAGGCAGGATACGATAACCTCGACGACCGTGTGACCGCGCTTGAGCAGGGCGGCGGATCGATGCAGTATCTCAATTTCTCCAAGACCGCCACATCTGCGGTCGTCAAGGAATACAACGGAAGCCAGGAAGTGAACATCACGGCGGAGGACCTTGCGACGATTCTCGGGGATACCTTCGCAACCCCGCAGGACCTTGAGGATGCGCTTGCCGGATACGTCACCACCGACACCGACGTCCAGACGATCTTGGGCTTTAAGAAATTTGCAGGCGGAATCGGCCTTGCCTCCGGTGCGACGGCTTCCTCCGGTCTCCGGATACGGGTCGTCAACGGGCGGATACACATCTACGGCAATGTCACGATCCACGGCGAAGTCGCCATGGGTGACAGCGGAAACACGAACGATTAAGGTATGGCAATCAGCGGCGGAAATGTAACTGTACCCTTCACGGTCCCGGACCTCGCATCGCTCCTCGGTGTGGGTAAGGTAAGCGGGTTCTACCGCGGGCAGGATCTATGCACCGCCGCCGCGATCAATATGTGGTCGAAGGTCAAGCCGGTGCGATCCTACCGGGAGGGCCCCCTGACGGCGGCGCAGTTCGCGGAGGTGAACTTCGGGTTCGACCTTGCCGGGATCATCACGTACAGCCCCGCGGCCTGCCTGGCCCTGGCGAAGACCAACGCCGGTGCCTGGACCTACCTCAAGCCCCGCGGACGGGTCTCATCCTCGCTGACGGAGTGGTACCGTCTCCGGGACTTCAATGGCTACCACCACGGAGCGGCCCAGCCGTATGAGTGCTTTGCCCCGGCGAGTGTGGCCGTTAAGAACTTCGCCGCACAGGTCTATGACATGTCCAACGAGGGCGGGGAGATTGCTCTGACGGACCTTACCGAGCTGGCCGACGGGACGGACACCGGGCGTCTCATCGGCGATTGGCGGCTCGGGATCGCCTACCGCCTGGGAACCTCCGGCAATGTCCAGGTGGTCTACCACTCCGATGTCCTGGACGATTGTTTCGTCGATACCTCCGGTGAGGGTGGCCGGGAGCAGTTCAATATCGCCGTCTCCAGCAACGGCACGTATGAGTGGTGTCTGTTCATCACGGACTACGACCCTACGGACAGCGCGGACAGCGGCAACTCCTACCGCTACGTCTACCTCCCCGGCGGGTTCGGGCAGGTGGTCGTCAACGAGAGCGGCGGAGACACCCCGATCCCTCCGTCCCAGCTGGCCGTAACTATCGACCTGACGCACGTCACGGTTACCGGCTCTCCGTATGTAACGACCCTCGGATTTGACGTAACGGTCTATTCCGATGACGAATATGATGTGGAAGTTTATGCCTATCTCTATGATGAGAACGGCTACCCGTTGAAGAACGACTATGACGCGGTCTCGACAGTCGGCTCGGAAGAATACATCTATCCGGAACTGACCGGGATCAACTTCCTTGGAAACTACGAAAAGCCCGACCTTTTCATGCGTTTCAAGCTCCGATTCCGGAAGGGTTCGGGAAGTTGGACCGAGGTGTGGTACAACCCGATAACCGGACAGTACACGACGGCGCAGCCGGAAGCCTACGACATCGACACGATCATTGATTCACTTTCAGAAGAATAGCGATATATGGCAACTTTACCAAAATGGCGGCAATACTCCGACGGAGTTCTCCGCGCAACCCTTACCGATAGCGGCGTGGCGGTCAACTGGACCGACCTCTCCGACCTCACGGCCTGGATCTACTCCGATGCGCAGAAGGCCCTGGCAGGGCCCTGCAAGATAAGGATCGATCAGAGAGACCCGACGAAGCTCATCTGCGAGTATGGGGCAGACCAGCCGCAGTTCGTCGGCGTGAACTCCCTCTACGTCCGCGGCACCTACCACGACCGCCGGAAGACCTACGACACACCGGCCTTCGAGATCGTCCCCCGGGATGCAGACCTCGACGGCGAGGAAATCGTCCTGGACGACCCGGACCTCACTATCGACCTCGTTGTCTCGACGGTCTCCACGTCGCAGATCGACGCGGCCATCGACGCAGCCCTTGCAGCGGCACAGACGGCCCTCGACGCAGCGGATGAAGTGCAGGACGCGGTCGACGCGGCAGAGGCAGCAGCGGCGGCCGCAACCGAGGCGGCGGGGGCGGCTATCAATCCTCCGCAGATCATCGACAAGGTCTGGTGGGTCTATGATGACGACCAGAAGGAGTACGTCTCTACGGGAATCCGGGCGGAAGGAACCCAGGGCCCGCAGGGCGAGAAAGGCGACAAGGGTGACAAAGGAGACAAAGGCGACAAGGGAGATACAGGCGCGACCGGAGCGAAGGGGCCAACCGGCCCGACGGGGCCCGCTGGCGTGAACTCTGCGACCGTATCAGTAGACGGGACGACCGGAACACCATCCGCGCAGGCAAGTGTCAATAACGGCGTTTTATCGCTGTCTTTTTCCGGACTGAAAGGAGAGAAGGGCGAAACCGGAGCCACCGGCGAGACGGGGGCAAAAGGCGATAAGGGCGACAAGGGCAACACGGGAGCGGCAGCAGGATTCGGAACGCCGACGGTAACCGTTGACGCGAACACCGGGACGCCTTCCGCGGAGGTCTCTGCCTCCGGCCCCAACACCGCGAAGGTATTTGCCTTCGCCTTCCACAACCTCAAGGGAGAAACCGGACCGACCGGTCCTCAAGGGCCGAAAGGGGAGACCGGCGCGACCGGAGAGACTGGGCCGCAGGGTCCCCAGGGGGAAACGGGAGCGACGGGCGCAACGGGTCCAGCCGGACCGACCGGCCCTGCCGGTGCATCCGCCATCAAGACCCGTATCGACTACACGGCGAGCGAGACCACCCCGGCTGCTCTGGCATGGGACACCATGCACGTATGGCCCGAGGTCGCATCACTGGCCTTCACTCTCGCTACCGCTCCGAGTGATGGGTATGAGCATCAGATGACGATTATCTTCGACACCCCGAGCGATTTGACGGACTTCAACCTCGGTGTTCCGTCCTCTCTCTTGTGGGGCAACAACATCAACCTCGCGTCGAACCTCTCGGCATCGACAAGGTACGAGGTCAACATCAACAGCGGAAGTCTCATCGCACTCTACACCGAGGCGGCATTAAGCACGGAATAGTATGAGTACGACACAAAGCATATTCAGACCGGATGAAAGGCGGCCCGACCTCATGGTGGACCTGAACCGGGCAAACCTCCTGCTCTATGACAAGGGCAAATGGATAGGCGGACGGGTCCTTTCCAAGACGAGCAACTGGGTCGAGGGCGAAGAATATTTGCAGGCGAACAGCGCCTCGACCTCCAATATGGTAATTGAGACAAACCTCGTCTACAAGGGAAGCCCACTTCTTACGGCGGCAGAACGAATCATTTATGTTAATGATAGCTCAAGCAACCATTCCGCTCAGATCCAACTTGGCTATATGAATGATTCTGACGTATTCACGTTAATCGGGGCTCAGTCGGCGTCTGCAGCAGGAGTTAAAAAGTCGGTAGCCTACGAGGGCATCGAGGCTGACGGGTATTACATCAACCAGAAGACGGTAAACTTGACAAACCGGACAGCGGCGAAGGGGCGGAAGGTCTGCATCCGGTTGATCACTTATTTCGGCGTCTGGCGGATAGACAAGGTGTGGCTTTCCGGTGTTCAAAGATTATAAAAATCGCAACTATATGATTATCACTGATTTAACCAATACGGGGGGGCGCAAGACTCCCGAAGGAGGATGATGATGGAGAAGCAGTATAGGCAATATATCAAATTTGCTGACCCGAACGTAGCGAAAATCTGCATAGAGAATTGGTCCTCGGATGGAAAGGGACTGACCTATGCGGATGCGGCAAGGGTGACAGGTATGGCCAAGAAGGGAACGACGGCAAGTGCATTCCGGTTAGGATATGACGCGTATTCATCTTTCGACGAATTGAAATACTTTACGGGAATGACTACTCTTGCACCGATACAAACCTTCTACAACTGCTACAAACTGGCCACGATAACGCTATCGCCTAACACTACGGCTCTGTCAGGTGCTGTATTCAGAAATACGGGCACGCATGTAACGGGCGGAACGACTTTCACTTTCCTGTGCCCAACGGTCATGTCAGTAGGAGCGACAGCATTGACGAATAATAGCGTTAATCCTTTCCAAGCGAACTACTCTTATGTCAAAGCCATCCGCGTCCCTTCTGACCTTGTTCAGTCCTATAAGGACCATTGGTTCTGGGGAGCGGTCCTCGCAGATAAAATCATAGCAATAGAATAACGACACATAGCCATGACAGTTTACTACAAAATCATTGACGGAACCCGGGTGGAGTTTCCTGGATACATTGAGGGAGAACTGAACGGGGTGAAGGTGGTCTACACCAACCCGACACGATCTCTGATAATCGCAGACGGGTGGATTGAGGAGGAAATCATCGACCCCATCCCGGAGCCAACCCCGCAGGGAGAGCCGGACATGGAAACGGTTATCTCCAAGTTGAAGACCCTTGCCCTTCCGACACTTCAAGCCTTGGACGACAAGGCCGCTTTGGAAGTGATGGAGTGCTTCCCAACATGGGAGTCCCTTATCGGAAAGCAGGTCAAGGCAGGGGAACGGATATGGGACAACGGGAATCTCTGGAAGGTCGTACAGGACCACACCGTGAGCGCGGAGTGGAGACCGTCCCTCGACACGGCAAGTCTGTACGTGAAGGTTCAGTACAACGACGATCAGGGGACGAAAGACAATCCCATTTCCTACTCGATGAACATGGAGCTCGTCGAGGGCAAGTACTACTCCGAGGACGGCGTGACCTACCTCTGCACAAGAGCCCTTGCCGCGTCTTATTGGCATCTGGCTGACCTTGTTGGACAATACGTAGAAATCGCTGAATAACTATGTACGACAAAGACCTCGCACTCCAGGCAGGCGTAGCGGGAGCCGCCGTTGCCTTTTTGCAGGAGGCCGTTCTGCGGATGGTCCCCTATACTATCGCCGCCATCCCTCTCATCGTCCTGGACCTCGTCTGGGGCATCCGTGCGGCCCGTTACCGAAAAGAGACAGTACGCCTATCGACCGCGATCCGCAAGACTACGACAAAGGTGCTGACGTACATCTGCTGGGTCGTGCTTTCCTCGGCCCTTGCCCTTGCCTTCGAGCGGACCTGGCTGGAGTGGGCGATCCTCGGATTGGTCTTCCTCAATGAGCTTTCCTCCATCGTCGGAAATTACCTTGAGACGAAGGGCCTTGAGCTGTCCTGGAAGGCGATCGGGGCGGCGGTCTCCCGTATCTTCGGGCAGAAGACCGGCCTCGACACCGACGGGATCAATCCGGCGGACTTCGTTCAGAAAAAGGAGAAACCCGCCCAGCCCAGGAACGCAAAGGGTCAGTTTACGAAAACCACACGAAAATGACACGGGATGAGATCATAGCGCAGCTGAAGGAGTATTTCGCGGTCAAGGAGCTGGTCTGCGACCACACCTTTGCCCGGTACGGGGAAAGCTCCTGGAACTTCCTCGACACGGACTACCTCCATGTCCTGCTGGTCCTCCGGCGGGACATCCTCCGCGCCCCCATGATCTGCAACACCAAGACCCTGCACCAGCGGGGCCTCCGGTGCAACCGCTGCGGGATCGTATCCGTCAAGAAGACCGTCTATCTCTCCGCCCATGTCCTCGGCAAGGCCGGTGACTTCACGGTGCAGGGCATGACAGCCTCCCTGGTCCGCAAGCGCATCAAGGATGAGGCCGACAAGCTGCCGTGCCAGGTGCGCATCGAGCGGGGCAAGTCGTGGCTCCACATCGACGTGAGACCCACGGCGGGGAGGACGGAGAAGGTCGTCGAGTTCTACGGATAAAAGAAGGCCGGACCGATCCGGCCCGACCCTTTCGCATTTTGTGAAAATTACCCTTCTTCTGCACAAAGATAGTGATTTTATGAGAAAAGCAACACACATCGCACTCCTTGCCGGGCTTCTCCTGGTGTTCATCGCCGTCCCGTTCATGGCGGGGTGGCAGATGGGAGAACGCCGCGCATTTGCCCGATTCCAGCCCCATACGGACACTCTCTATATCCCGAGGGATACCTTTATCGACCGACCCGTTTTCGTTGAAAAATGGCGGGTAAAAAAGGACACCGTGCGCCTTGCCTCCGTCGACACTCTGATAGCGCATGATTCCATCCTGGTTGAGGTCCCCATCGAGCAGAAGGTCTACCGTGACAGCCTTTACACGGCATGGGTATCCGGTTTCCGTCCGGCCCTCGATTCCATCCGGTTGAGGCAGCCGACGATCGTAATCACGCAGACCGTCCGGGAACCGTCCGCAAAGGTCGGACGCTTCGGCTGGGGCGTGACCGCCGGGCCATCCATCGTTTACTCTGACCGCCTTCGCGCCGGGATCGGCGTGACCGCCGGATTGACATATCGTTTTTAACAAAAATACTGTGCCTTATGTTACCACTAATGTCTGATGCCTGGAGCTGGGTCGTAGGCGGCCTGCTGGGCGTAATCATGTTTACCTTCATCATCATCCGCTGCATCCGTAACGGATACCTCGGAGACCCGCGGAAGGACCCCCGCGTCCTCTGGGGATGGGTCATTTTCGTCGGGGCCGATCTGATCTGCCTCGTCGGTTTCCTCGTTCATCTTTTGAAGGTCATCTAATTCCGAATCGCCATGCCTAAACTCCGATACACAATGACCCTGGAGAACCTCCACATCTACAGCTCATACAAGGTGAGCAAGAAGCAGATGGAAGGGGAGCTCCAATACATCAAGTACCTCTATCCATCCTGCCATGTCTGGCAGCGGTCCATGCGGTCACTCGTCCTGGAATGGGTCGCGCACAACGCGCTCTATGCCTTGGGCGTGAAGAAAGCCCGGACAAAGGATGTCGACCTCAATTTCCCGCTCCGGTGGTGGGTCGAGTGGGCCTACCGGATAGCCGGTGTCCTGGCATGGCCGTTCGTCAAGTAATCCCACATAAGGGGTGGCGCTGCCAAATCGTCTTTCTCATAGCTCTGTTTTTTCACATGCTGTTTTTTTGTTTCACTATCTACGGGCATTCCACCCCTTATTTTGTCAAACAGTAAAGCAATCATACTTATGCAGTTCTTTTCCAAGATCAAGACCGGGCACCTATGGTGCGCCATCGCGGGCATCCTCATCGCCGCGCTTTTCTTCTGCTGGTTCGATATGTCCGTCAACGTCGTTCCGGCAATCGCCGTCGGCGTTGTCGTCGCGGCCTATCCGGACCGTGGAGCTGCCGGTGTATTCAAGCCGGACATCTTCCTTTCCTTCCTCTCCGGGGGCCTTGCCTTCCAGCTCATTTCGCTGCTGTGACCTACACCCCCGGAGAGCTCCCCGGGCTGCGTCGGAAACAGTCAAAGGGTTGAGTGCCGCCTCCGGGGACCACTACGGGAGCCGCGCCCGTTAAAGTGGTTGTTTCCAAAATGGAAATAACCACCGCGGACGGATATTTCTCTCTCATCAGTTTGGTTAATGTAACCCTCCTCGGGTGTGATGCTCCAGGAGGTTTTGTAAAGAAAAGGGTCGGACCGAGGCCCGACCGAAAGAAAAAGCCCTCGGTTTATTGTCATACCCCTACGACAAAAATATGAAAGCGGAAGCGCTCCGAGGGCTTAATGTCCTTTGCGCTTCCGCGTTTTCGTCGTAGGGATACTGCAAAGGTAAAGTTTTTTGAAACATAATCAAATAGCAAAATTATGCCATGAAAGAAAGGTCCGAACAGGCACTCCGGGATGCCTTTGCAGATTTTCTCGGAATCCTCCAATACAAAGTTAAGAACGGTATTATCACGTTCGATGATGTCCGCGCAGCCGTCCGCGTCATTGAATCCTCCGGGAGGATTTCCGCGACTATCTCCGAACTTGCTGGATACTACAAGACCAGCGAGGATAACGTCCGGCACGTAATGCACCGAAACCTCCTTCCGGCTCCAATCCGAAGGGTCTACTATGATGTCATTTCTTTCAGCGAAAAAGTGCCGAGAAAATGGCGTGAGCGAGCCTCAATACCAGCGGATTAGCGATTCTTTGTCATTGGCGGGAGGGGCTGTTTTGTCATAAACTTCCACACCGGGAAGGCGCAAGCGAAATTTGCCGATACATAAACCAATTAACAATTATCTATCATGGCAGATGTAACTTACATTCCTGAAAATCAGAACAGCGCCCTTCCCTGGATGCTGGCCAACAATGGCGGCTTTGGCGCAAACAATGTCCTTCCCTGGATGCTCGCAAGCCAGAACGGCGGCCTGGGCGGAGGTCTTTTCGGAGGTGCCGGATTGAGTGCCTTCCTCGGAGGTGCGCTCGGCGCGATCTTCCCGAACTTCTTTGGCTGGGGCGGAAACGGTTTCGGAAACAACGGAGCCGGTGCCGGGTTCATTTCAAACCAGCTTAACAACGACAGCGGCCGCGAGCTGCTGATGAAC